TTAGGATTTTCACCTGATGGTGTCACCGGAAGATTTATTGAAATTGCAAAACAACTACTCAGAGATTTAAAATTCATACAATCTATCATAGAAGAAATACGTGATTGGACAAAAGTAATTGTAGATTTCGCAAGAAAAGTTCGTGCTATGATTGATTGGCTATTAACATTACCTCAAAAATTATTAGCTTTTCTTAAAGATTGTCTGGCTGAATTATACGCATCTTTAAAGACAGGAATAGCAGATTTATTTTCCGTTTCTGGTGGTGTTGGTGATAATACTGAATCTGGAATATCGGAAGCAATGGGAGTATTCGGCGAAATTGTAGATACAGCTAAATCAACGGTTCAAGCAGGAATTCAAGTTGTAGCCGCGCCCGCCGCCATTGTAACTGCACTTACTTCACCAACTTCCGCGGCTGATGTTACTAAAGCTGGAGACTTAATTACTTCTTATATCTCAACAACCGCATCAAATGATACGTCATCAAATACAGTAACATCCGTTTCAAGTTCCAGATCAAATTTTAAAATGGCATAAGCATGGCAGATACATTAGCAAATCCTGATGAGTTAAACAAACCAGCCGATGATGAATCTTGGACCGAAAGGGAGTCTGAGGCCAGCATTGAAAATCCACCAACTTATCCACATAACAAAGTTATGATGACCGAATCTGGTCATCTATTTGAAATGGATGATACTCTCGGCCGGGAACGAATTCGTCTACAACACGGCGGCGCAAAAAATAACGGCGTTGGTTCATTCTTAGAAATGCATTCTAACGGCGACATGACCACAAAAATACAACGAGACAACTACGAGATTGTTTTGGGTAAAAATAGAGTATTGATTAAAGGCGTGTGTAATGTTACAATAGAGGGTGATTCTATTGTGCATGTTAAGGGCAATAAGTATGAAAGAATTGATGGAGATTTAGTTCAAGAAGTTCGTGGTAATGTTACGCAGAATTTTAAAAAGAAAACAAAGATTCTTTCTGATGGCGATATGACTATTGGCTGTGGAGACCCAACAACAGGAAGTTTGAAACTTTCAACAGGTGACCACACATACATACAAGGCGACTTGGCTGTAGCGGGTTCAATTCAAGCGGATATGGTAACAGCAACAACAAAAGTTAATGCTGGTACACAAGTCAATGCTGGTCCTTTAGGATTTGTTTCTGAAGCCGGCGGACTTGCGATTGGTTCGCCTGTTGCTTTGCCATTACAAGTGCTTGTTCCTGCTGGATCAGCTTATATCGGTCAAAGCGTCTATGCTGGTATTAGTGTAAATGCTCCTTTCATAAATGGTTTCTCAGTAAAAGATGTTGCTGGAACTATGTTGAGTATTAGAATGCAACACAATGCACACAATCATATTGGTAATAAGGGATTTCCAACAAGTCCGCCTATTACACCAATGACTTTACTTTAATTATGGAGATTTGAATGTCAAGCGTTTTTGGAAGATTAACATATAACTTTGATGATACGAAGTATGGAGATGCTTTTTATTTAACAACTGAAACAAAGAATTATTTAAACACATCACCACTTGAAATTAAAACTTGGCAGAAAAATGATATTGCCAACGGAAGCATTCAAAACACAAACTACTTTAAGAATCCGGTAATAAATGTAACAAACACGATTATATCCACAGTAAATACATTTAATGTTGTGTTTGCGAATGTTGTATCATTTGATAGCGCACCCACATTAAATTTAGTTTTTGCATATCAGACTATTGAAACTTTAGAATTGGAGTTGGCAAAATATAAGACACATACAAGTAATGTTGCTGGTGTAAATGATAGCACACAAACAGTTACTGGCGATGGTGCTTCAATCATTGACTATCCAGATTATAAAAAATCTGTGGGTTTGGGGCAACAACTATTACAGTTGGTGAATGTAACTGATGGCGTCCAGAATGCTTCTCCGTTATTAGGCAGTATGACAAGTCTTTTCATTGGTGATGAACTTGCATCAAACTTGGCTATAATTACATCCGACTTGCAAGCATTAAATGCGACTATACGACAAGTTGTTGTTGTTGGAGGTGGAGATCCTCCATCAAACACTTTTTATTATTCCAATATAACTTCATCTAACGCAAACACCATAATGTCTCATTTTGCCACGGCTAATACTATGCTTAGAGTGCGGAGAGAACATGATTGGGATTTCTATAGGAATGGCGTTAGTATTGTAAATGACTATTTCAAAGTGGATTCTTTAGGAAGACTAGGAAATACTCAAAGTTACCTTGTGAATAATTTAATCGGCACGGATCGCTATATCTCAAATACCTTAGCCAATACGTAATAAATAGAACATGGCCACAGTAGTAAGCGCAACAACTAGAAAATATAAAGACTTGGACTTGTCTTTCACCGCCCATCCTATAAAAAAGGATGTGAATAAGCACGTTGACGAGATGGCGGTAATCAATTCGGTTAAGAATTTGATTTCAACTTCTCGGTACGAAAGACCTTTTCAGCCTCAATTGGGTTCCGGTGTTCGGAACTTGTTATTTGAAAACATGGATTCCATAACATCTTCAGCCCTAAAGCGTGAGATTGTACAGACCTTAGAAAATTATGAGCCAAGAGTTATCGTAAAAAGCGTTGCTGTTTCGCCAAATTATGAAAACAATTCTTACAGTATCGGTATGACATTTTTGATAGTCAATAGAACAGACCCAATAACAATAAACTTCTTCTTACAACGAGACAGATAAGATGGCGGACCGTTTAAATGTAACCGAATTAGATTTTGATTCAATCAAAACTAATCTTAGAAATTTCCTAAGACAACAAACCGAATTTCAAGACTATGATTTTGAAGGTTCTGGCTTAAGTGTTCTATTGGACATTCTAGCATACAATACTCACTACAATGCATATTACTTAAATATGATTGCCAACGAAGCATTCTTGGATAGTGCTTCTCTTAGAAATTCAGTTGTTTCACATGCAAAACGAGTTGGATATACACCACGTTCAGCTAGAGCGCCAAGAGCAATTGTTAATGTAACCATTCAAACGCCTAATTCTACTCCAGGATCACTAACTCTTCCTAGAGGATACGCATTCTCATCTTCACAATTAGATGGCGTATCATACAAGTTTGTTACCGTAGAATCTACAACAGTTTCTAAAACAGCAAATAATTTTGTTTTCACAAATGTTCCAATCTATCAGGGACAACTTGTTTCATACTCTTATATCAACAGCTTCTTTTCTAATCCAAAACAACTGTTTACAATACCAGATGCGAACATTGATACGACAACATTAAAAGTTTCAGTAAAGCAATCATCTTCAAATACCGAAACAGTTGTTTATGATTTGTCTACGAATGCACTTACTGTAAATTCAACATCCGAAGTTTATTACCTACAAGAAGGTAAAAACGGACAATACGAAGTTTACTTTGGTGATGACACTTTAGGTAAAAAGATACCGGATGGTGGTGTAATCACTCTAGAATATTTAATTACCAGTGCAGATGCATCAAATAAAGCAAACAGTTTTGTTTCTTCCGCAACAGTTGGTGGATTTAGTTTAATTTCTGTAAATTCAATTACTGCGGCTGCTGGTGGTGTCACCAGAGAATCAGTAGATTCAATTAAATTTGCCGCGCCTCTCGCTCTACTATCACAGAATCGTGCTGTGACTAAGAATGATTACATCAAGTTAATTCAACAAAACTATCCAGCTTTTGAAGCAGTCAACGTATGGGGCGGAGAAGAAAATGATCCACCAGTTTTTGGTAAAGTATTTGTGTCAGCAAAACCAAAATTAGGTTTTGAAGTATCTGATACTGAAAAAGACTTTGTAAAAAATACCATATTGAAGCCAATCAGTATGTTGACAATTACACCAGAGATTGTTGATATTGACTACAATTATCTAAAAGTTGAAGCGAACGTTTTCTATGATAAATCAAAATTGTCATTAAACGATTCTGAATTAAAAAGCGCAATAGTAACTTTAATTAAAAATTATACTTCTACGAATTTGAATCAATTCAATACCTATTTTAGATTTTCCGGTCTTGAAACTGCGGTTGATAATTTTGATAGGTCAATTATTTCCAATGAAGTAAGTTTGTTTGTTGCTAAAAAATTCAGACCCGATTTAATTAATGCTGATACATATATTCTCGATTTTGGTTTTGAATTGGGTAGAGGAACAACAAACGATAACTTCTACTCAACACCAGATTTCACAATGACAGATGAGATTGGTGTTTCTCGCCAGTGTTTCTTTGAAGAAGTTCCATCATCTTTTTCTGGATTAGAATCTGTGACTGTAAGTAATCCGGGGTTTAACTACACATCAACTCCAAAGGTCACAATTGTTGGAGACGGAGAAGGTGCAATAGCAGTCGCTGAAATAGTGAATGGAAAAATAAACAAAATTACAGTTACAAATCCAGGCATCGGATACACCACAGCCGCCGTTCAAATCACTGGCGGTGGTGGATCTTTGGGTGCTGGATTGGCTGTGCTTGAAGGTCGTTATGGACAAATCAGAATTTCATACTTCAAGCCGGATGAAATCAGTAGTCAAAGTACCAAAGTTATTTTGAACAAAAATAAAAACAATGGTGTAACTGGTGTTATTGATTATACATTGGGTAAAATAACAATCAGTAATTTTAATCCAACAGCAGTTAACAATGACTTCGGCGATATCATGGTTCACATTAAGCCAAAGATTAGTATCATTCAATCTAAATTAAATAAAATGCTTGTTCTGGATGCAGATGATCCCACTAGCGTTGTTGTTAAAACTAATACAATTTAATGGAAAACGTTCGCACATCAAACCTGGTATCTTCACAGTTACCAGATTTCGTAAGAAGTGACTATCCAAAATTTGTCACATTCTTAGAGAAATACTATGAATGGCTGGAAACTACAAATAGCGTTTCCTTTGAAATTGATGCATTACGTAATGCAAATGACATTGATAGTTCCGATGACTATTACATTGAACAATTAAAAAAGGATTTAGCTCCTTATTTTCCTCAAGATATTGTAACCGACAAAAGACTATTTTTAAAACTAGTCACTCAATTTTATAGATCCAGCGGAACACAAGAGTCAGTTAAGTTTCTTTTTAGAGCATTGTATAATGAAAATATTGATATCTACTATCCAAAAGAAGATATTCTAAAAGCATCGGATGGTAAGTGGGTATTGCCTTTAGCACTTAGAATTGATACTGATGATAACAATATTTTCAATATTGCAAAAACTTTAATCACGGGACAAACATCAAAAGCTACAGCACTTGTTGAAAAAGTAATTCAATCAGTTGACCGCCAACTTGGTATTACATATACAGAAATTTATGTCTCAAATGTTAAAAGATTGTTCACCACTGGCGAGAGAATAACTGCAACATATGTTGATGAAGATACTGGTCTAAATGTTACCACTGGTGGACGCTTAATTGGCGCATTATCAGAGATAAAAATTAATCCGCTAAACAGAGGCCTTTTTTATAATGCATACGATCCCGATACAATTCCTTCATATCTTGGAGATCCAGTTAGTATCGTTGGTGGTTTAAATCCTGTAGCTAATACTCCAGTTGGTGCGGTCGCTCATGTTGGAGTAACCACAAAAGGCGGTATTACCGATATCATTGTGGAAAAAAGTGGATTTGGATTTAGAGATCCTGTAATAAATCTCAATTCATCAATCATTGACTTCAAAGGTGGTTTTGCTAACACATCTTTTGGCACAGAAGCAAAAGCCTCAATTAATCTTTTAGACACATCAGTTTCAAGATTAATAAATGTTTCAAATATGTCCGTCCAAACATTACACGGACTAAGACCGAATATTGCAAATATTGAAAATGTGACAATATCAAATGCAACAACATTTGATGCATTCACCGTTTTTCCAATTTCTTTCGTTGTAATTGACGGTTCAGGTGGTGGCTATCGCCAAAAGCCAACCGTTGAAACTTATAGTTTTTACAATGAAGACTATGATGACATTTTGGTTTGTAACACTCGTACAATCGTAAAAGGAACTTCATTAATAAATGACACAACACAAGACTTAACAGTTTCTTTTGAGACTGGTGATTATGTTAGATTGTTTATCAATAACAAATTTGAAGAAGTTCTTGAAGTTGCTTCCGTAGATACAAATAATTTGTATTTTGCTGAAGAATTTCCTAACGACTTAACGGGAGTATCAGTTTATAAAATCCTCAGAAATGATTTATATAAAATTGGTTCACTTGGAAGAATAACTATCAACAGCGGTGGTACTGGATATGCTAACGGCGATATTCTAATTTTTACCGGAGGATCTGGTTATGGCGCAAATGCATTCGTAAGCGTTTCCGGAGGAATAATTACTTCCGTTACAATGAATAATCATTCATCAAACGCATTTGTTATTGGCGGCGAAGGATATAAGAGAGATTCATTACCATCAATTAATGTTCAATCAGTTTCTGGTACGAATGCTAATTTGACCATCGCTCAAATAACAGGTGATGGTGAACAGTACGGATTAACCACATCAAGAATTGGCTCAATAACATCATTAAGAATTAGCAGTTTTGGTTATGATTATGTTGAGGCACCGACAGTCTCTTTGAGAAATGCGGATATAGTATTGAATAGTGTTACTGAAGGACAATTGTTTGTTCCAAATACCGCAATTTATCAAGGCACATCAAACATTAGTTCTTCATTTAGTGCGACAGTAGATTCTTATACTTCCGCAACTACAACACTTAGAATATTTAATTATCGTGGCGTTTTTGACGCAACTAAAACTATCAAGTCGGATGATGGAACAGTTACCGGAAATGTAACATCATCGTTATTTTATGGCGACGGTAACGCAAAAGCTACAGCAAACTTTGAAAATGGTTTGATTCGTTATCCTGGTATTTACTTGAATACTGATGGACAAATTAGTGCGGATAAGAAGTTGCAAGACGGCGAAAAATATCACAACTTCTCATACATCATTAAGTCACAAACCGACTATTCTAAGTTTAAGAAACCACTAAACGATATTGTTCATCCAGTTGGAACAAAAACTTTTATTACCAAGATTGACGATAATGAAGAAATGCTGACGCAAGTTAATACATCAGCATTCATAACAATTACCTCTCTTGCTGATACTTACAATATTGCCAATGGTTCTAATAAAATTATTACCACAAACTCTAGCGCAAATCTTCAATCTACGGTTAATGTTGGTGATTTAATTCTCCTATCAAATGTTCATAGAAGATTACAGAACACAGTTAATGTACTTACAGGCTCAAATATTTTGTTTGGGTCAGCTAATAGCGTTAATTTTATAAATGACCTGCAAGATGGCGATACGATATATTTGTCTACTGGTAATACAGTAACGATTAAAGAAGTCACCAATTCGTCTTTTGCTATACTAGATACCATAATTAACGTAACATCAACTTCTGCACTGGTTAATCTAGTCTTTACTGCAACAATTAGAGCTAATTCCAGAAATGCAAATACCATATTTGCTGATAGCATATTTACATCAAACGGCAGCAATTTGAGCGCAACCATTCAAAAAGTTAGATAAATAGAAACATGTCAGCACTCTTAACTAAAAATTTCAAAATTTTGATGGCAGAGCAAGTCTATAACCTGTTGGACTTGGGAGCAAATGCATACTTGCCCGCCGAAAAGAAATCTTATTTGTATGCCTTTTTTGGTAGACATTTACCATGGAATTCAGGAACCGAAGTGGAAGGATCCCCATCGCAAACGGATTCGGCTATAAATGACTACTACAAACGTGGGGTTCTCGCAAAGCAAATATCTTTGGAAAATGCTTCTCTTGTTATTCCTAGAAACGATTGGACTTCAAATACAGTATATAATACCTATGAAGCAAATACAAATTTCTATGTAATAAATTCTAAGGATCAAGTTTTTAAATGCCTTTCAAATGTTTCAACTGGTACGGCGTCTACGGTATCACCAGAATTGACATTATCAACAACTTCGCTAGATGAACCTTATGTTGAGACTTCCGATTTTTATAAATGGAAGTATATGTACACATTAACATCTGTACAGAAACAAAAATTCTTAACTGATGATTGGATGCCAGTATCTGTAAACAAGTTTGTGCGAGCGGCAGCGGCCGCAGGCTCAATTGACATTGTGAAGGTAACAAATTCTGGAAATAACTACACAGTTGGTACTGTACAAAGCATCATTACAATCGACGGCGATGGCACAGGCGCAGTATTAAAGGCAAACGTTTCAGGTGGTAAAGTACAAAATATAGTTATCCAAAATCGTGGAAATTATTACACTTACGCAAATCTAACTTTTACCGATGTTAGTGGTGGCATAGGAACATTGGCGGCTGCTGAAGTCTCAATTTCTCCACATAATGGACATGGATATGAACCGACTTATGAGTTAGGTGGTTCCACAATAATGTTTAATGTGGAATTTGACGAAGATGAGGGTGGAGTATTACCTGTGGATAATGATTTCCGTGAAGTTGTCATTTTACGAAATCCATATCTATATAATACAACAACATTAGCTACCGGACAAAAATATTCTTTATACACTCTTGTTAAAGTTTCGCCGGGTGTTGGTGACTTTAACAACGATGAAGTTGTTTATCAAGGAACAACATACGCAAGTGCAACATTTACCGCTGATGTAATTTCGTTTAGTGAAACACCCAATTTATTGTATTTAAATAATGTTCGTGGAACTCTACAAACAAATCAAGCGATTAGAGGTCTACAAACAGGCGCTATTCGTATCGTGAACACAGTTACAAATCCTACTCTTGATTTGTACTCTGGAAAGATATTATACATATCAGATAAACTGCCAATTACAAGAGACCCAGCCCAAACCGAACGAATTCGTTTCATTTTGAGTTTCTAAACGAGGAATAAATGACTGCTACCTTTAACTACGATCCATATTATGATGATTTTGATGAAGATAAAAACTTCATGCGTGTTTTGTTTCGTCCTGGATATTCGGTTCAAGCCCGTGAATTAACACAGCTACAAACTATATTAGCTAACCAAATTGAAAAATTTGGTAATCACATTTTTAAGAGCGGTAGTCCGATTGTTGGTGGTAAAGTTTCATTAGACACTAAAGCAAATTATGTTGTTTTGGCTGCTCAGTATAATAACTTGGACGTTGATGCTACACAATTCCTAAACAAGACTGTCGTTTCATATAATTCATCAAAAATAATTAGAGCAAAAGTTATTGCAATTGACACATCAACTGCAAATCCTATTCTTATTTTAAAGTATTTAAGTGGCGAAAGATTTTCAGAATCGGACGAAATTCGTGTTTATGGTCAAGAAATTTACGCACAATTAAGATCCACATTGGCAGTTGGCGGTTCTTACATAGCTAAATTACAAGAAGGTATATACTACTTTAAAGGACAATTTGTAAAAGTAGTTCCACAATATCTTATTCTTGAAATTTTTTATCGTGTAGGATATAACACATCAACAATTAATTTAAACCCATCATACAAAATCGGTATTGAATTTACCGAAACCATTGTTGATGAAGTTGATGATACATCATTGTTGGATCCAGCACAGGGCGCATTTAACTATCAAGCACCAGGAGCTGAACGTTTTGCAATTCAAACTTCTCTAGCAAAGAGAACATTAGATTCTGCTGATATTTCAACATTCTTTGAAATTGTTCGTCTTGTTAATGGCGTAAAAACAAAAGAAATTGACTATCCAATCTATAGTGAAATTGAAAAAACTTTAGCTCGCCGCACACATGATGAAT